ACTCGATGATTTACCGGCTTATTATTTCTTTCCTGCTACCCATGGTTATGGGCGCAGTGGGGTTCCTGACATTATTTTTTGTTACAAGGGAGTATTTGGCGCGATTGAGTGCAAGGCAGGTAAAGGACAGCTTACTGCACTTCAGGAACGAGAAATAAAGTGGATTGAAGACCACGCGGGGTTTACGTTTGTAGCACGTGAAACAAACCTTGAAGAACTAAAGGAGAAGCTGATATGGATGACAAAGAAGATTTCATCCGGAGAATGAACTCACTGGATGACGAGTCGCGGATGCACTTCAAAGACATCATAGAAACACTGGTGCGCTGCTATGGCCCGTACAAGGATGGTCGTGCGCTTGTGCTGTTTGTTGGTGACGACAGTCCGGCGGCCTGCGCCATGACGTTGAACTGTGACGACATGGAGGCGTATAACCTGATCCAAGACGTACATAACTACTTTCATTTCTTAAACATAAAAGACGCACCAGCGAAGGAGAGATTCAATTGAACAGAGAAGACGTTATCAGGATGGCTAGGGAGGCTGGTGGTGATGATTGGGGAATCTTTCGGGATTTCATGCCAGAGATCGAACGCTTCGCCGCCCTAGTCGCAGCAGCCGAGCGCGAGGCGTGTGCAAAATTCATTGAAGACCATGATCCAAGCGACCATTTAGCGGCAACTATTGCAGCTGTGATTCGCTCAAGGGGGCAGGAATGATAAAGCTCTTTGACTTTTTGGCTGGCGTTCTTTGGTGTTTGTTTGCACCAACGGGTTGGTTATGCAAGCTGTGTAAACATCCATTCAGGACGCAGTGGAAAGAGAAAAGCGTAGGTTTGTACGACCAATGTGTCGTGTGCGGAACGCTGATAAAAAAGGAAAAGAAATGACTGACCGTGAACCAGTAATCATTGAGAAAGCATGTTGGGAGCGCGGGTGCGCTTGTTACGACCATCGTGTTGACGAGGGAGTGAAGGTCACGTTGGCGCAGCGCGAATGGGTTGGGCTGACCCCAGAAGATAAACGTATGGAAACACGGTGGGACAGTAAAGACTACACGCTATCCAAACTAACTACCGAGGAGTACATACGCGATGATCGGTTCAAAGCTTTCGGCGCTTGCATACATGAGTTCGGCACAGACAAAGCAACCCAGTGGTATCGACACGACGAGTTGCCTAGAATTCTTTCTCTCTACGATTGGTCTAGTACTGCCGTGCTCGCTCATAACGCTCAGTTTGATGTGTCTATTTTGGAATGGGTTTACGATATTCATCCTGCCTTTATTTTTGATTCTCTCAGTATGGCCCGTGCTCTCAGGGGTGTGGAAGCTGGAAACTCACTGGCAAAACTCGCAGAAGAGTTTGAACTACCGCCCAAAGGACGCGCCGTACACAATACAGATGGCATGGAAGAAATAAGCTGGGAGGTAGAGAAAGAACTGGCTGACTATTGCAGGCACGACGTGTTCCTGTGCGAAGAAGTATTCAAGCGACTGTACGCAGGCTACCCCAAGTCTGAGTTACGCTTGATCGACATGACGTTAAAGATGTACACCCGCCCCACGTTGCAGCTTGACAGCCGCATGCTGGAGAAAGCCATAGAAGAAGAAAGGGAAAGTCGTGAGAAGCTTTTGGAGAAGCTTAATGTTACAGATGCGGAGCTTGCTAGTAACCCTAAATTCGCGGAGCTTCTGGCTTCGCTGGGCTGTGAACCGCCTTATAAGAAGAGCAAGACGACGGGTAAGCAGACGCTGGCACTTGCAAAAAACGATGCCTTGTTCCAAGCATTACTCAATGGTGAGCGAGAAGACGTTCGACTCTTGTGTGAGGCACGACTGCGAGTCAAGACTACAACTGAGCGCACACGAGCGCAGCGTTTCCTTGATATATCTGAACGAGGCGCGCTACCCGTCCCGCTCGCCTACTACGGTGCCAAGTCAGGACGATGGACAGCATCAAAAGGCAGTGCAATAAACATGCAAAACCTAAAGCGTGGCTCGTTCCTGCGCAACGCGATCATGGCTCCCGTAGGTAGTGTCGTGGTAGCTGGTGACTTGTCGCAGATCGAGCCTCGTGTGCTGGCTTGGATGGCTGACTACGATGATCTTTTGAACATCTTCAAGTCCGGCGAGGATGCGTACGCCCAGTTCGGCTCCCAGATGTTTAACATCCCCGGCTTGACCAAAGAGAGCCACCCAGACCTGCGTCAGTCAGCCAAGTCGGCGTTGCTGGGCTGCGGTTATGGGCTAGGCTGGGCGAGCTTCGCTGCGCAGCTTCTGGTGGGCTTTCTGGGGGCTCCTCCGGTGCGGTACGACGCAGCCTTTGCCAAGAAGCTGGGCGTGACTCGGGCATACATCGACAAGTTTCTGGAGTGGGAGGACAATGTTGTCAAACTGGAAGCCATACCCCACACCTGCACAACTAAGGAACTCTTGGTACATGCAGTAGCATCTAAGAAGATCATCGATATTTATCGGGCAACGGCGTACCCGGTCAAGGCGTTCTGGGACATGTGCTCTGACCTTCTGGTCAGGAGTCTTGTTGGTGGCGAAGAGTTCCGGTATAAATGTGTGGTGTTCCGCAAGGGCGAGATCGCGCTGCCCAACGGTATGAAGCTGCTTTACCCTGACCTGCGGCAGGACAAAGAAAAGAACTGGGTGTACGGCGAGGATGAAACCAAGCTTTACGCCGGTAAGATCACGAACAATATCATTCAGGCGCTGGCAAGAATTGTCATGACTGATGGCATGTTACGTGTAAACCAACGCTATCCAGTGGTGGGAACTGTTCACGATGAGTTGTGGGCTATCGCACCAGAGGAAGAAGCGCAAGAAGCAAAGCAGTGGGTGTGGGAACAGATGGTAATGGAACCCTCTTACATGCCGGGGATTCCGTTGAACTCAGACGTTGGGTATCACCAACGCTATGGCATGGCTAAAAAATAAGGAGAAGCGTTTGAATAGAGCAAACAGAGCACGCAAAGCACCGCTGCAACCAATACCCCGCAGCATACGGGTAGGCAAGAAACGGTACTCAATCGATGTAGTTGAAACCATGCTGAACAAAGGCGAGATGGCGCGAGTCTACCCAGCCGAGCGACGCATGCAGATTGCCCAGCGCAGCAACATCAGCGGCAAGAAGTTCAAGCCAGAGCAGATCATGGACTCGTTCTGGCACGAGGTAGTTCACGCTATTCTGGTAGACATGGAAGAGTACGAGCTTAATCGTAATGAACGATTCGTTACTGCGTTTGCAAATCGATTGACCAAAGCCATCAAGTCAGCGAGGTTCGAGTGAATAAAGTCGTCTGGTCGCATAGCTCTTTGAAAGACTATGAAGGGTGCCCCCGCCGTTACCACGAAGTAAAGGTACTGAAGAAGCACAAGTTTCAGGAAACCGAAGCTACGCTGTACGGCACAGCACTACACAAAGCAGCAGAAGATTACGTCCGTGACGGCACGCCGTTGCCGCAACAGTTCGAGTTTGTCAAAGATGTGTTGGACTCATTGAACAGAAAGCCCGGACGTAAGCTGTGCGAACACCAGATGGCGCTGACCGTTGACCTTAATCCATGCGGCTGGAGCGACCCGGCTGTGTGGGTCAGGGGCATAGCTGACTTGTTGATGCTTGATGACGATAACCTGACTGCTTGGATTGTGGACTACAAGACAGGCAGTAACAGATACCCAGACCGTGAGCAGCTAAAGCTGATGGCACTGATGGTGTTTGCGCATTTCCCGCACATTCGCAAAGTGAATGCTGCGCTGCTGTTCGTAGTAAAAAACGATCTGGTCAAGTACAGCATGACTGTGGACGAGGCCGATCAAGCTTGGTGGGAATACCGAGAGCGTATTGCTCGCATCGAGCAAGCGCACGATACGGGGGTGTGGAACCCGCGTCCTTCGCCGCTATGTCCTTGGTGTCCCGTGACTACTTGTGAAAACCATCCGAGAAACTAGGAGATACGTATGTTTAATTGTGGCTGTGAAGTAGATTACATCAGCATTGATTTCAACAGTAAAGTAGGCACCGCGTATTTTTCAGAAATGCGCTACCCTGACATGGGGAAAACGATACGTGCTTTTCTTGCCATAGACGACGAAATAAAGGCAATCGACACGTACGTCGATGGCAAAGTTGACACACGATACTTGTACATTCCTGCTGTAAACGAATGGCAAGCTTTCCCACCGTTCAAATCTGTTTTTGGAGAAGTGTCATGACACGCGATTACAAAAAAGAATACGCCGAGTTCCACGGCAAGCCAGAAGAGATCAAGAAACGTGCAGAGCGTGTCAAAGCACGACGCATGCTGGAGAAGACCGGAACCGTACACAAGGGCGACGGCAAGGACGTTGACCACAAGAAGCCGCTGCGTGCTGGCGGCACTACAACGAAGTCAAACCTACGTGTTCGTAGCGTAAAGTCAAATAGGGGAGATAACAAATGAACTTTGATGAGTGGTGGGAGTCCCTCAGTGAAGCAGAGAAACGCTTTCTAGGTATACATAACGCCCGCTATTGCTGGTTAGAGGGGCACAAAGAGGGATACAAGAAAGGGTGCGAAGACACTCGTGATGTAATGGGAGAAGCAGATGCAAATAGTAGATAACAAAGCTTTGCTGTTCAAGACGCGCAGCCCGGACAAGTACCGGGTTATTCCTAAACACAAAATCGTAAACGAATATGACGATGGTTCGGCAGAGATTGCAGTTTACTGGGGGCTCGACGAGGCGCGTGTTCTTAAAAATCTTGGCGTCAAGGACGTTCCGTCTCCCATCACAAGGCGGTATGCTTGGCCGGGTAGATACAAGCCGATGGCGCATCAGATTGAAACAGCGGCGTTTCTGACCCTCAATAAGAAGGCGTTTGTATTCTCGGAACCGGGCACTGGTAAGACCCTCTCTGCACTTTGGGCGGCGGATTACTTAATGACTCGCGGCGATGTGCGCCGCTGTTTGATTCTTTGCCCGCTCTCGATCATGCACAGTGCGTGGATGGGCGACTTAAATAGCAGCATCATTCATCGCTCTGCCATCGTGGCGCACCACGCGCAAGCTAGTCGGCGCATAGAGATGGTTCAGCAGAACTACGAGTTCGTCATCGCCAACTACGACGGGCTGAACCTAATCGCTGACGAGATTCGCAATGACGGCAGGTTTGATCTCATCATCGTGGACGAGGCCAACGCGTACAAGACCATGACGACCAAGCGTTGGAAGACGCTGAACTCACTGGTTACTTCAACGACGCACCTGTGGATGATGACGGGTACACCCGCGTCGCAGTCGCCTGCCGATGCGTACGGGCTGGCAAGGCTGGTCAACCCCAACGGTGTGCCTAAGTTTTTCACCGGCTGGCGCGATAGGGTCATGAACAAAGTGACCCAGTTCAAATGGGTAGCCAAGCCCAACGCGGCGCAGGATGTTCATGATGCCTTGCAGCCAGCCATACGGTTTACCAAAGAGCAGTGCCTTGACTTGCCGCCGGTGATAACCATGACGCGTGAGGTGCCGCTGACCCCGCAGCAAGCCAAGTACTACAACCTGTTGAAGGAGCGCATGCTGGTGCAGGCTGCTGGCGAGACGATCACGGCGGTGAACGCCGCTGCTGGCGTGTCCAAGCTACTCCAAATATCTTGCGGTGCAGCATACACGGACGACAAGGAAGTGGTGGAGTTCGACTCGGCTCCGCGCTTGTCAGTCTTGGAAGAAATACTCGAAGAGACAAGCCGCAAGGTTATCATCTTCGCGTTGTTCAGAAGCACCATCGACACCGTTCACACCTACTTGACCAAGAAAAACATCAGTGCGGAGTGCATACACGGCGATGTCACACCAACTAAACGCGCAGACATAATCCGACGCTTCCAAACAGAGCCTGACCCGCGAGTCTTGGTCATGCAGCCGCAGGCTTCAGCGCATGGAATTACGTTGACTGCCGCTGACACGGTGGTGTTTTATGGTCCGTTAATGTCGGTTGAGCAATATACGCAGTGCATAGCACGCGCTGACCGTAAAGGTCAAGACTCCGACAAGGTAACAGTTGTCCACATTCAAGGTAGCCCGATCGAAAAGAAAATGTTTAAAGCTTTGCAAGAGAAGGTTACAGACCACGCGCTCCTGACGGAGCTTTTCACAACAGAAATAAATAATTAAAGAAAGGGGGTTGCGTTCCAAAACAATCCGCAGTAATCTGTCAAACCCTAGACAAATACAACTACTGGAGAAGCAGATGTCAGATGAAATGGTTCCGCTCGACAAGCTTGCGAAGATATATCGCAAGATCAAAGCGGAGATCGACGCGCTGACGCAAGAGTACGACACTAAGATCGAACAACTCAAAGCGCAACAAGACGAACTCCGCTTTGCAATGAAAGACCAGATGAAGGCGCTTGGCGTCAAGTCTGTTAACACCGCCTTCGGTACCGTGACTATGGTGCACAAGACACGCTATAGCACAGACGATTGGGACTCGTTCAAGAAGTTCATCATCGAGAACGACGTCGTTGATCTTCTGGAAAAGCGTATTGCGCAAGCCAACATGGCGCGGTTCCTTGAAGAAAATCCCGGCAGTGTACCGCCCG